TGGATCGTGCAGGCTTCGCCAAGACAGAGAAGGTAGAAGTTAAGACTACTGGAGGTATTATGTTACTTCCACCAAAGAATTCGGACTAACCCTCCAGAAAGAATTGCCTAATGGCAAACTAAATTAGTAGAGATACACAGCACTAACGCCAATAAAATAATATAATATGAGTGGCTTGTAGTATCTCTACTTCCCCTTTCCTTCCTTAGAGGCCCAACTGGTATGGGCGCTTGGCTGTTAACCAAGTTGTTGTAGGTTCAAGTCCTACTTAAGGAGCCAAACAGAAGAAGTAATATGGAAACAATAGAAGAAGGAGTTTTACCCAGTGCAGGTGGATATGAACTACCTGACATAGATATGGATTCATACGAATGGGTTCCAATCCCTCGTATAGGACGTACAGTACCTTTTGGGTACATCTTATGTGAGGATGATAACGATATACTAGTACCCATACCTGACGAGCTAGACTTGTTAGAGCAAGCTAAGAAGCATTTGAAAGTGTTCTCTTATAGGGAAGTATCAGCATGGCTAACCACACAGTCAGGCAGAAGTATCTCACACATGGGTTTGAAGAAGAGAGCAGACAGTGACAGGAAGAACAAGACTAAAGCTAGAAGCGCAAATTACTGGGCCGAGCGGTACGCCAAAGCCAAAGCAATTGCGGAAAAGTACGAAGTCCACCGCAAAGGCGCAAGAAACTTTGCCGATAGAAGATTTGTCTAGCCCTGCTATTGTATTAGCTGAACATATACATGAAGAAGCACCACAGAATGTTATCTTTACCCCAAATGCTGGGCCACAGACAGACTTCCTAGCAGCAGGTGAGCGAGAAGTTCTATATGGTGGTTCTGCTGGTGGAGGTAAGTCATATGCAATGCTTGCAGACCCTCTACGATACATTACACACCCACAGTTCTCTGGGTTAATATTACGACATACTACTGAGGAACTCCGTGAGTTAATCTGGAAGTCTCAAGAGATGTACCCTAAGATCATTCCGGGTATTAAGTGGTCTGAACGTAAGATGACTTGGACTGCACCTTCTGGTGGCAGACTATGGTTCTCCTACCTAGACAAAGATGATGACGTATCACGATACCAAGGTTTATCCTTCTCATGGGTAGGCTTTGACGAGTTAACACAATGGGGTACTTCGTATGCATGGGACTATCTAAGGTCACGACTACGTAGTACTGCAACTGATCTTCCTATTTACATGAGAGCTTCTACGAACCCCGGTGGTCGTGGACATGCTTGGGTAAAGAAGATGTTCATTGACCCTGCTCCCTATGGCGAAGCCTTTGATGCTACTGATTCAGAGACTGGTAACCCAATGGTATATCCAGCAGGACACTCCAAGGAAGGTTTAGCATTGTTTCGTAGGAAGTTTATTCCTGCTAAGCTATCTGATAACCCTTACCTAACGGAGACTGGTGATTATGAAGCTAACTTGCTTTCCTTGCCCGAACAACAGCGTAGGCAGCTACTTGAAGGAGACTGGGACATTGCAGAAGGTGCGGCTTTTCCTGAATTTAACCGTAGTATACATGTGGTGGAACCTTTTGAAATACCCAGTAACTGGACTAAGTTCAGGGCTGGAGACTATGGCTATAGTTCTTACTCCGCAATTGTATGGTGCGCTGTAGCTCCTAATGATCAGTTAATTGTTTACCGAGAGATGTATGTCTCTAAGGTATTAGCAGAAGATTTAGCAGACATGATCCTTGAAGCAGAGAAGGGTGATGGACAGATCAAGTATGGAGTGTTAGACTCCTCTTGTTGGCACAAACGAGGTGACACTGGCCCTAGTATAGCTGAACGTATGACACAGAAGGGGTGTAGATGGAGGCCATCTGATAGGTCTAAAGGAACTAGAGTATCAGGTAAGAATGAAATGCATAGAAGGCTACAGGTGGATGACTTCACTGGAGAGCCTCGGATGATTATATTCGATAACTGTAATAACCTTATATCTCAATTACCTACTATACCATTAGACAAGAAGAATCCAGAAGATATAGATACTAATTACGCACACGATCACCTATATGATGCACTCAGATATGGTACGATGTCTCGTCCTAGATTTGGTGTATTTGATTATGATCCTGCATCAGCAAGACCTAATACACAGTATTTAGCAGATCCTATAATGGGTTATTAACTTAACATTTTGTGAGTAACAAATGGCAGAACCAATCCAAGAACTAAGCAGTGCATCCGTAGCTTTAGAAGATGTATCAGAAGCATCAGACGAGAAGCTATATGTTAGTAGTTTAGTCACCACAGTAGAAGAACGCTTTACAAAGGCAGAGACTGCACGTAGGCAATACGAAGAACAGTGGTTACGCAACTACAAGAACTATCGTGGTGTGTATAGTGATGCAGTTAAGTTCACTGAAGCTGAGAAGTCTCGTGTATTCATTAAGGTTACAAAGACTAAGGTACTCGCTGCCTATGGTCAGATAACTGATGTGTTATTCAGTGCAGGACGCTTCCCTCTATCTGTAGATCCTACTGTATTGCCTGAGGGTATCTCTGGTGATGTACATTATGACCCAGCGGATAAGGGACAAGAAGGCCCAGAGGCAAGTCCTTATGGCTTTGCTGGTGATGGTAATGACCTACCTGCTGGTGCTACTGAAGCTTCTTTACAGCTTGGTGCAATGGAGGCTAAGCTTGAGGGCAAGGATGTTAAAGAAGGCATGGGTAGTTCAGCTACTTCTGTTAACTATAACCCTGCTATGCTTGCAGCTAAGCGCATGGAAAAGAAGATCCATGACCAGCTAGACGAGTCAGAAGCCACCAAACAACTACGCTCTGCAGCATTTGAGATGCCACTATTTGGTACGGGTATCATGAAAGGCCCAATGGCTGTGGACAAGGAGTACCCAGATTGGGACGAGGAAGGTAACTACATTCCTGTCACCAAGACTGTACCTAAAGTATCTTACGTGTCTGTATGGGACTGGTATCCAGATCCTGATGCTGCCACTGTAAGTGATTGTCAGTATTCAATTCAACGTCATAAGATGAACCGCTCACAACTACGTGAACTTAAGCGTAGACCTTTCTTCCGTAAGGATGTTATTGAAGATGTTATCACACAAGGTGAAAACTACATTAAGAAGTACTGGGAAGATGATCTTAAAGACTACCAGCTAGACTCAGGCGTTGATCGCTTTGAAGTACTAGAGTACTGGGGTGTGATGGACATGCAGACCATCGAAGACCATGAGATTGATATTCCAAAGGAACTGGAATCAGCAGATGAACTTCAAGTAAACATCTGGATCTGTAATGGTCGTGTGTTACGATCTGTGCTTAACCCATTCAAACCTGTACGTCTACCTTACTACGCAGTACCTTATGAGCATAACCCTTACTCAATCTTTGGTATTGCCTTAGCTGAGAACATGGATGATACTCAGACTCTTATGAATGGTTTCATGCGTATGGCTGTGGATAACGCTGTACTCTCTGGTAACCTAATCTTTGAAGTAGATGAAACTAACCTAGTTCCCGGACAAGACATGCAGTTGTATCCGGGTAAAGTATTCAGGCGACAAGGTGGTGCTCCGGGACAAGCGTTGTTTGGTACTAAGTACCCTAACGTATCCCAAGAGAACCTACAGTTGTTTGATAAAGCACGACAGCTAGCAGACGAGTCTACAGGCTTACCTTCTTTCTCTCATGGACAGACAGGCGTTACAGGCGTAGGTCGTACCTCTAGTGGCATTAGTATGCTAATGGGTGCTGCAGCTGGTGGTATTAAGACTGTTATCAAGAACATTGATGATTACCTGTTAGGGCCAATGGGCAAAAGCTTCTTCCACTTCAACATGCAGTTTGACTTTGATAAGGCCATTCGTGGTGACTTAGAGGTTAAAGCTCGTGGTACTGAGTCTCTCATGGCTAACGAAGTACGTAGTCAACGTCTATTACAGTTCCTACAGGTTGGTGCAAACCCTGCCTTGGCACCTTGGATGAAGTCACAATACATCATCCGTGAGATTGCTAAGTCAATGGAGCTAGATCCTGATAAGGTAACTAACAATGTTGAAGAAGCACAAGCACAAGCACTAATCATGCAACAGCAACAAGCTGAAGCACAGGCGGCTGCTCCACCACAAGGAGGTGCTCCTAATCCTTCTGATCCTACTGGGGCAGGTAATGGTAACATCGGAATGGGTCAAGTACCAGTTCCGGGTGAACAAGGATTTAGTGGCAATGAATCTGCTCCTGCTGAAGCACCTCTGTAATGATAAGCCCACATGGGAAACATTCACAGAGTATATGGATTATCTAATTGAACAACAGCATCGTAAGATGGAACAGACTACCGATACAAAGGAGATGTTCCAATCCCAAGGTGCAATTCAAACCTTAAGATCTTTAAAGTATTTACGAGAGAGAGTCAACAATGAAAATTAAGTATCGCAGTGGCTATGCAGAAGGCGGTTTCTTAGATGATGGTGCAAGCGTAGACGCTGTATCAGGTAACGAAGTACCAACAGGCTCCTTGCAGTCTGAAGTACGGGATGACATTCCTACCCAGTTAAGTGAGGGTGAGTTTGTAATACCAGCTGATGTGGTACGTTTCATTGGTTTAGAGAAGCTCATGAAGATCCGGGCAACAGCCAAGGCAGGTTTAAGTGCTATGGAAGAGGAGGGTCAAATTGGTGGTCAGCCTGCTACTGCAGAGCTAGATGAAGAGGGCGAGATGGATGCTCTCATTGATGGCTTAGATGGTGAGGACTTTGATGGTGCTATGCAGAACTTTGCAGAAGGTGGCTCAGTATCTAAGATGCCATCCTACAAGAAGTATATGGGCCGTGAGTTTGGTAAGACACAACTAATTGAATTCCGTACTTACATTAATGCTGCAGGTGATAAGGTCGTTATTAAGTTTGTAGATGGTCAGCCACTACAGCCTATCCCTGAAGGTTACTCTCCTTACGTTGAAGGTGAAACACCAGAAGAGACTCCTGTAGAAGGTGGTGAGACTGAGGAAGGCACGTCAGGTGGTGGATCCACTATGCATAAGAATGATGCTAATAATCCTTGGAAGGGTATTACTGCTCCGGGGGATACAGATGCGATAAAGGAACATCATCAGATACGATCTGACCGCATTACCCGTGACCGTCGTAAGAGCCTTACTACTATTGCAAGTGATGAGGGTGCTACACAAGAAGATATTAAGTACATGCGTAGCTTACTTACTCCAGATGCTATTCAGATCCTAGAGACTAGGGGATCTAACAAAGATAGC